TTTCTTTTGTTTAGCAGATATGATAGAAAATCTAAAAGTAGCTTTAGCATATTGCTCTTCTAATCTAAGTCCCCTATCTCCGTATCTATCTCCCAACAGGTCTAATCTGTAATCTCTAGCATATTTTAAGTAATTTTGCTTTAGATTATCATTGTAATTCTCTTCTCTCATAGCTATAAGATAAGCAACACTAGCAAAGATTAAGCCCTCGGGCGAGTGTTTAGAGATTTTTCTTCCACTTAACTCTTCGAACTTTTCCTGCATTTGCTGTCTCAGTTCTTCAGCATTAGCTTCGATAATTTCATAAGTATCATCTATCATACAATCACCTCTATTTCTAACATTATTTCTAAGTCATTATTTTCTAACTTTAAATCTAAATTTTTAAGCAGTGCTCTTGGTTCATACTTCTTTAAATTAGTCATTAGTAAGCCTATAAGCTTATTCTTAATAACAGGAATGTTCTTATCAACTACATCACTATCTAAAGAAAAATCTCTCATTAACGGCTGTTCTTCCTTTGTAACTCTTAGTATCATATGTACATTTCTTACCACATCTTCTATCTCATTTTGTGGGTTATAGTTTATTTCATCTTTAGAATTTATCAAATATATCATAGCTTAAACACCTTCTTTTGTAGATTTTTTACAGTGTTCTCATACTCAACTCCAAGAAAGGTCTTAGCAGTTTGTCTGTACTCTATCTTCTTTTGATACTGTAAAGGATCATCTACATACTCCAGTAAAGATATATCTAAGTTGATATAGTCAAACTCTCCTGTTGCAGCATTGAAATGTGATAGTGTTTCGTCTATCCCAGTTATTAGAAATGGAAACTCTCCAATGACGTGATATCCTAGTATCAATGGAGCATATCTTCCCAGCTCCATAAAATCTTTTAACATCTGCAGATGTAAACTAGGAGCTTTGGTAAGTCCAGCTATCAATTCTATCGATAAACTAACTTCCATAAGTTCTCTACCTTGCTGTCTTACTTTGCCAATCCCGTAAATCGGCTCATGTTGAGTAATTTTGGCTTTTCTACTTCTCGATAATTCCTTCTTTAAAGAAAAAACATTTAAGTCACTAGCATAAAAAATTATATCCCCTAAACTTCCTATCATGATGGACCTCCTGTCTTGCTATTTCCAGGCTGTATTCCTGAGTGAGTATGCTCATTAAGATTAATATTTCCTAATTTGGCAGTACCTTTAGTATCTGTATTAGATTTAAAAGTAGTATCTCCATCAACTGTTAGTGTCTTTTTAATCTCCACATCTGCTGTAATAACTACTTTTGTGATAGGCGATAATGTCAAAACTCCATCTTTGTAAGAATAGAATCCACCATCTGAGAATGTCCTTTTTACTTCTCCTTCTGAAATTTCAGAAGGTCTCATAGGACAACCTAAGATGTAACCTTGCTCCATCATATCTGGTAATGATAAGACTATAACTGTTTGACCCTTCTCAAGATGATAGTTATCTGAATGTGATTCTGAGAATGGAACCAGGATATTTAACCAATCTGAGATTTTATTATCCCTGTCTGGAAATATAACTCTTGCTTTACCATTAGCTATATCTATGTCATTTACTTCTCCTTGCTTCAAGATATCTAGCATTCTTACTCACCACCTTTTTTGTTTCTCTTTCTTTTTTTCTTGTATTTGCAGTTTTAGCCTTTTCTTTCTCTGCCTTATCTCTTTTAGCTTTATCAATTGCTTTTGCTCTCTCTTCAGCATTTTGTCTAGCTCCAACTTTAAAAGCTTCTATATCACAAGAGTAGTCTCCATCGATATTGTGAGTAACTTTATCAATTACATATCTTCCAGCAAATCTCCCAAAGCTATCATCTAGTTCTATAATGCAACCAGCACAGTATTTAACATCTCCATCGATTGTTAAGTTTATAGAGTACTCTTGCTTTAAACTATCCTTTAAAGTTTTCTCGGCCACTTTTTTAGCTTGAGATTTCCCTTTAGTTTTAATCTTTTTTGTCTTAGCTTTTTTAACTCTTTTTTTAGTTTTTGTTTTGTCTGCTTTCTCTTTAAAAGCTATATATCCTCCATCATCAAGCATGTTTTACCTCATTTCTTTTCTCAAGTTCTTCTTTAGTAATTGTCTCTACAATGTGTTTCTTCTTATCTGCATCATAATAACTAACCTCGACTTTATCATAAACTCCTTGATTCTTTTTCTTTAGAGTAAAGTTTCTAATGCGAGGGTCTTTTATACTAAAAATATCGATATTATCATTATCAATTAAGACATCATCATTAAAGACTATTAGCTTATCATCAGTAACTTTCAAACTTAGAGCTGTTTCAGATAGAATTCTTTTTAAAAATCCTAAGTCTGTTTCTCTGTCCTGATCTAATCTATCAAAGAAGGTATTATCACAATGCAGCTCATAACTTAATTCGTGTTTAGTTGCTATTTTAGATAGAAGTTCTGATAGAGTTATTTTCTCCCAAGCTACACTATTAACCTGCTCTCTTATAGTTTGGTCTAATGGTAATGCCAGGCATTTGAGAGAAAGTCTTTGATTATTGAATGTAGGCTCGTCTACATAGAAAATTCCAAGGTCTAAGAATTTAGATTTACCATTTTCATTTTGCTGAATCCCAATCAATAGTCTTGAATTCTCATCAGGATACCATTCATTAAGCCATCTATAGTCTAAGTTCTCAACATCTAACTCTAAGTCGTCTACTGCATTTTTTGAGTTATCAGTATAAGTCATTGATGAAATACTAGGTTGTATTTCTTCAGTAATATCTACACCTTCATAGAAAACTAATATCTTTATATTTCTTGCTATCCCATTTCTATCAGCCTCCTTTTTGTAATAAAAAAAGAGCAGCTTTTACACTGCTCTATAGTTTAACTTTTTCTTCTTCTAAGCTTCTATATATCTACATCTTTTATCTTTTCCACGGTGGTAGTTTTGATGTTTCTACTGCACTTGCAATAGGTGAAATTTCAGGTACTATGACAGGAATATTAGAATCAAATACAGCGATAGATAGTAAATTAAGATTAGCTCTCATAAGTTGATGGAAATACTGTTCTGAGCCATATAATTTATAACTTATCAGGTCCCAGGTATCTCTACTAACTGTCTTATAAACTTTTACTTTTTTCATACTATCGCCGTCCTTCTTTTCTTACTTTGCATTTCTTCAAGTACTCTTTTAACTTCTCTAGCAATATCTGCAGCACTTCCAGAACCACCATTAATGTTGATAGTTATAGTATCTCCACCAACCATAGTTCTTGAGTCATTTGAAATACTTCTAATTCTATCTTTTAGTGATGATACTCTTGAAGACAAAGAGCTTCTAGTTTGTGAATTGTTAAGAATTCTAGCTCCACGAGGTAAATTAGCCATAGAAGGAGAATTTACCAGGTAAGAGCTATTATTCATTTCTACAAGTTCAGCACCTCTTTCAGCTAAAGTTGTAAGTCCACCGCCAAAGTAGTTAGTACCTGAGTAGTTTTGGGCTACTTCTCCATCTCCTTTAAACCAGTTAAAAGGATTTAATTTAGAACCAAAATTTTTAATGCTTTCCCATTTTTTATTCAGCCAATCAAAGAAACCACTGAAAGCTTCTTTAATCTTATCTATGATAGCAGTAGCACTATTCTTTAGTCCATTCCATGCATTAGATCCTATTTCAAGTAAAGCATTGAATTTATCTTTTATCCATTGCCATGTATTAGTGAAAGCATTTTTTATAGCCTTCCATACAGCATTTACTCCATTTCTGAACCATTCACATTTTTGATATAATACTACAAAAATACCTATAAATGGTATAAATAGAGCCTTATACTCTTTAATCTTAGCCCATACTTTAGCTCCTAACTCCATTAATGCGTGAAATTTATTTTTTATCCAAGTCCAAGTAGCTTTAAACCCTTCTTTTATAGCTTTCCAAGCTTTATCTACTCCTTTTCTAAACCATTCACACTTCTTATAAAGTAGGACAAAAATAGCAATAACCGCTACAATAGCTGCAATTATAAGCCCGACTGGATTAGCTACAAAAGCAGCTTTTAATGCTAAACCAACCATTTTTATAATGCCTATGAATTTACCACCTATAAAAGTCCCTATTTTTACGAATGTTCCAAAAAGTTTACTAGCTAGTGGAAACATTTTCTTTAAAGCAAAGAATACTCCACCTTTACTCTTAAAAGCTCCAAACTTATATAACCAACCTACACCTTTTGCAAATGGCCCTAATAACAGTTTGTTAGCAACCCCCATTCCTAAATTCATTGCAGCGAATCCAGCAACTAATTTGACTATGAAAGCCACTAGCTTAGGATTTTCTTTTATAAAATTAGCTATCTTTCCAGCGAATTCTTTTAAAGTATTTAGAGTTTCTTTAAGCTCAGGAGCTATGCTCTTTCCAATGTCAGCAAGAGCATTAAAAGCATTGTTCCTAAATATTTTCAATTGATTAGTTAAAGTGTTTAATCTGTCTTCATACTCTCCATTAACTTTTTCATTTTCTGATACAGCTTGTTTCGCTTTATCTAATTTCTCCTTAACTCCATCTAAATTTTCCGATAACACTGATAATCCGTTGATTACAGATTTATCACTTCCAAAGATATCACTGATTAACGCTGACTTGTCTGCGACATTAGAACTTTTAATTTTTTCTAGTACTTTTAAGATAGTTCCCTCAGCATTTTCTGCCATTTCTTTATTTATAGTTCTAGGGTCAAATCCCAATTGTTCTAAAGCAGCTGCTTTATTCTTAGTGTTAGCACCTTGAGAAAGTTCAGAATACAATTTACCTAATACAGTACTTGTCTGTTCTGCAGTCACTCCAGTAGATATAAGAGATGTAGCAAACGCCATATTAGATTCTTTAGATAAGTTTATAGATTTAGCAAATCCTCCAGTTCTTGCCGATACATCTGCTAGTTGTGCAGCTGTAACAGAGTAGTTATTAGACAGCATATTAAGAGTATCCATGTATGAGAAAAGCTCATCTTTAGATAAATTTAATTGCTCTTTTGTTTTGGCCAAGAATGTTCCTGCTTCATCTGTAGAAATATCAAATGCTACTTTCATTTTTCCAGCCATATCTGAATATGCTACTATATCTTCGCCTTTTATTCCAGATTGTGCTAAACTACCTGCTATTTCATTAATTTCTATTTGTGATAGAGGGCCATTTTTAGATAATTCAGCTAGGTCATCATAGTATTTTCCAGCTTCTTTACCTAGAATTTTTCTTAAATCTGCTTGAGACTCTTCTACGTCCATATAGAATTTAACTGGAATAGCTAATGCTGCTCCTGTTGCAGCACCTCTCCTAAGTTGCTCACTTCCTTTTTTTGAGAACTGGTCTCCCATATCAGATATAGCTTGTGCTTTGCTTAGATCCTTTTTCAACTTCTCTTGCTTCTTTAGTTCTTCATTAACTTCTTTTAACTTTTTCTTATAACCTTCTAGCTTAATTCCTTCGTTTTCTAAAGCACTTCTTGCTGCTTCAAAGACATGTTTTTGTCTTTCTTTTTGCTTATTCAATTTGTTTACTTGCTTTTCTGCATTTTTAACTTGCTCTTTAAATTCTGCAGTAACATTATTAGATTTAGCATATGCTTTTCTAAGCTGTTCTAAATTCTTAGCCGCTTTATTGTATTCAGAGTTAGCATTCTTATATGCTTCTGCAACTTTATCTAAATTCTCTAGTTTTTTTTGTGTTTTTACTAAATCTTCTGTAGAGTCTTTTACTTCATTTAAAGATTTAGCTGCTTTAGATAATATAGCCATTGTTTCGTTTGCTCCAGCAACTCCCATTTGCCAAATTAAGCTCATGTCCTTAGCCATCTACTCCACCTCCTTAATCATCATTGTTCTGTCTTTCTTCCTCTTCTTCTACAAATTTATTTGCTCTAGCTATCCAGTAATCAAGTTCATATAAGCTACAATCCAACATAGAATCGTAGCTTACATTAACTTTAAAATAATTAAGAACTCTTAAAAGCTCTGTTATCATATCCAGATAGATTAAGCACCAGTTTCCTCTGTTGCTTCCACTGTAGTATCCTTCTGAGCCTCTTTGTCTTCCCAACCTTGACTCAAAAAACGCTTTACCCCGTTCACCACTTTTAAGTAGTCTATAGATACTAAGTTAAGCAAGTCTCCATACTTAACTCCAACAGATTTAGCAGCTACAGTTATAGCCC